ACTAAACCCCACGGCGATCATCACCCAGAAGACCCCGATGGGCCACTGGAACATCCTGCACTCCGCAGTCGGGGACGGCATCGGCGTGACGGAGCTAATCGATGATGTGGTCAAGCCCCTCCTGACGGACAAGTACAAGGGTGCTCCGCTGCACCACATTGGCGACCCAAACGGTGTCATGAAGGAGCAATCGAGCAGCATGAACAGCGCCGTTAAGGTCATCAAAGCCAAGCTGGGCGGAAGCTGGCGAGCCGGACCCCCGAAGTGGTTCCCACGGCGAGACGCGGCTCAGGCTGTCCTCTCCAAGCTCGTCGGCGGACATGGCATGGTCCAAGTAGACCGAGACAACGCCACCGAGGTCTGGTATGCGCTTCGCGGTGGCTGGCACTACCACAAGGCCCGGACGGGCGTGGTTGCGGCAGAGCCGCAGAAAAACATCCACTCCCACCCCGGGGACGCTTTCGGCTACGGAGCCGCCGTGCTATTCCCGACTGGCAAAACGTTCGCCGGTGGTCGGATCGTGCCTTCCCAAGAGGGCTCGTACTGGTCCTCGTCCAACGACCCGAACGTCTCGACCGAATGGCGGATCGGGCCCGGTGGGTCCAACCCCGAACTCCAGCACGGGCAACCGCTTGCAAAACTCCTCCCCGGCTGATAGACTGCGCTCGCGCGTTTAAACGAAAAGGATATCCCAATGGCAACAGTAATCGGAAATACCAATGGTGACCCGAACGGCGTCACGGCCTCTTGGACGCTGGGGAATGCCGATACTGGCGTTGCCGCGAACATCCGCCGCTACGCTGACCGCACGGTCCAAGTGTCGGGCACCTTCGGCGGTGCGACGGTCATCATCCAAGGCTCCAACGACAACTCGACGTGGTTCACCCTCAACGATAACACGGGAGCCGCGCTGTCTTTTGTAGCCAACGGCCTCAAGGTCATGCTGGAGAACCCGTCATACATTCGCCCAGTCTCCTCGGGTGGTGCAGGCTCGACCATCGTGGTCATCGTATCGGGCTCTGGAGGCCAGTAATGTTCTCGCTGCGTCGTCGTCGCAGGCCCGGGTCTGGGATCGGGACCTTTGGTGGAAGCACTGGCCTAACGGTCGGCACCCTTGTGGCGAGCCGCTTCCAGTACAACACGACTACGCAGGCTGTAACCCAGCCGCGCACCTATCTGCGCGAGCACACCTCCCACGCGGACGGCGCAATCAGGAACATCCAGACCATTGACGTGAACCGGTATCTATCCGGTGTTGCGGCAGGTACCGCAGGCGCGGTACACACCATCAAGCGCTATATCGAATATCCCGCTGGGGTCTTCACGCAGGTCACATGGGCCGGGTCGGGCACAGTATCGCTCGGCTCCGGTGCTACGGTCACCTCTGACGTGATCGCCGGGCTGACCATTCCGCCACTCACCAAGTTCTGGGAGCGCACCGTGGTCTTGACCTCGGCCACGATCCCGATCATGGAACTTCCGGCTGGTGCGAACGTCACCGGTGTGGACGATGGCAATGCCTCGGGCGACCTCGGAAACTCCGGGTCCATCAGCGCGGGCCCACTCCAGACCATCGGCTGCAACATGATGAAGGGGGATGTATTAGCCGATAACGCTCGCGCCTTTGTCATTCTTGGCGACAGTATTACGCTGGGTGCTGGCGATATAACCAGCAGTGGCGCACACGGTGCGGCAGGCTATCCGGCCCGTATCCTCGACCAGCACGGGTATCCGTATTTCAAGCTCTGCAAGGGCGGACAGGGTATGCTTGATGCCGTCACCATCGCGGCCACCATCAACGCCAATCTGGGCCTTTTTGCCTATACCGACCTCATGGAACAGCATGGCCTAAACGATCTGTCTCTCAACTCCCGCACCAAGGCCCAAGTCGAGGCCGATTTGCAGACTGTCCTCGGCCAGACCAATATCGTCGGCAAGAACATCTACAAGACCACGATTACGCCACGGTCCACCTCGACCGATGGGTGGGCTACGACCGCAAACCAGACCCCGACTGTGGACGGCAACATGGCGGACCTCACCGGGCTTAACACCGACATCCGCGCTGGTCTCCCGAACGTCAACACGGTCCTCGAAGCTGCGGACGCGGCAATGTCGGCCCGGGATAGCAACATCCACCTCGCTCCTCCGGCTGGCACGGCGGATGGCACTCACATGGATAGCGCCCGCTGCGCCCTTATCGCGGCTGCGCTGTCAGTCTAAGGAACCGTCATGGACTACAATGGTCAGCCTCTCCAAATCTCGCCTCCGCAGGACGATCAGGAGCTTCTGAAAATCCTGCAAGGCTACATGATCGAAGCCGACAACGCGCGCAAATCGGGGATGAACCCGCGTGACGCGAAGTGGCAGCAGAATATCGACCTCTACTGGAACCGCTACGATTTCTCCAAAAAGGCCGCTTGGCAGGCCCGGGAGGTTATGCCGGAAGTCCCGATGTATGTGGATCGGTTTGCGGCAGCTATGAAGGACGCTCTGGACAGCGGCCCCTTCTACACGGTCATGGACCCGTTCGACCAAGAGAACGACCTCGGCGCGGCCATCCAGCGGATGATGGACATCTGGCTTACGGTCGTCGGTCGGAACCAAGTCGGCACCCCGTTGAACTACTCGTCGGTCTTCGAAGAGCAAATGAAGCTCGGGGCCCTTATGACGACCGCCTCGGTCACGGTCTGGAAGAACGATGTCTACGGTGGCCGCGTGGCCATCGAAAACATGGACCCCCGGTTCATTTGGCTCGACCCGACATACCGGAACCTGTACCGCATCCGCAGGACCGAAATCGACAAGCACGAACTCGTCAATATGGCCCGGATGAAGGACACCAAGGGCAACCCGATCTTCGACATCGGGAAGATCAATGAAATGCTGTCGGGCATTGTCATGGAGGACCTCGCCAAGCGGGAGAGCCTCGCGGGCTCCGGCCAGCAGATCACCTCGACCCGGACGGTCATCACGCTGGATGAGTATCTGGCCACGGCTGTGGCTCAGGACGGAAGGGTCCTCGCGGACGACCAGATGATCGTGGTGGCCAACAACAAGTACATCATTCGCGGCCCAGAGGATAACCCCTACTGGCACAACAGAGATTGGATGACCTATGCTCCTCTCGTTACTGCTCCTCTGTCTCCTTATGGGAGGTCCTACATGGAGGACTTCGGATCGGTCGCGAAAACGTTCACGGAACTCACGAACCTAATCCTCGACGCCGTTCACGCTACTGCCATGAAGGCGCACGTTGTTGTGCCGTCCATGCTGCTCGACCCGACGCAGGTGAACTCCGGGGTACACCCGGGCAAGACTTTCTTCCTTGACGATGGCTACGATCCCAAGACTTTCGCAGCGGCCCTAGACATGGGCACCCTCGACGCTGGCGCTGTCCAAGTCTGGCAGGCCATGAAGACAGAACTCTCACAAGCGAGTGGCATCAATGAAATCGGCATGGGTCAGTTCGCACCAAATTCGCGTACCTCCGCTACCGAAGTTAATAGCACAATGTCGAACTCCTCGGCACTGGTGCGATCCGTGGCGCAAACCGCCGAGAGCCGGATCGTCAATCCACAACTGGACCTCGTTTGGAAGACTGGACTTCAGCATGTGGACAAAAAGGACCCGCGTTTCATGCGGGCTGTTGGCGACAAGCTCTGGGCTGCGCTCATGGCCCGACGCCGCGAACTCATCAAGGCCCCGATAACCTTCCAAGCCAACGGTATCTCTGCCGTGATCCAGAAGGGCCAGATGCTCCAATCGATCCTCCAGTTGCTTCAGGTCATCGCCCAGAACGAGAACCTGACGCAGGCCTTCATGCAGAGGATCGATGTCAACAAACTCTTGAGCCTGCTTTTTCGGCTCGGCAACGTCGATATCACCAAGATGGAAATCAGCGAGCGCGAGAAGCTGATCGCCAGTATAGCCAACCCCCTCCAACAGCAACAGCAAGGTGCTCCGCAACCCTCCCCGTCCGCAGGAGCCGAACAAATGGGCAACGTCGCCCAAATGATGGGAGTAGCAAGATGATCCAAGGCAATCCCGATTACAACCTTCTGCTAGAACAAGCAACCGGGGCACATATCGCCTCTGTGTCCCCGGTTTTGAACGCCGAGATTGACAAAATGATGGCCCAAGTGCACAACAAGGTCTTCACAGCAATCTCCAAGAACGAACTAACCCCGGAACTCGCCATGCAGGCATGGCACGAACTGAATTCCTACTTCCGCCTTAGACAGCGGTTCAACCAGCAAATAAAAGTGGGCCAAGCCGCAGGTGAAGCCCTTCACAAAGGAGAAAATTGATGGCAAAAGCGAAGAAAAGTGACGTTCCGCAGAACATTTTGGCCCTAATGCACCCCGATATACCCTTCGATGATAGCTCATTGGAGGAAAAAGGGGCTGAAAAGGCCCAAAAAGGCACCGATTATAGTGCCCAAATGGCCGAAATGCAGGCCAATTTGAAGCGTTTGGAGGAGGCAAATACCAACCTTCAGCGCACAAATATGGCGCTCATGGGTCAGAATTTGCAGCCGTCGAAGCCCAATTTCGGCCCCGCAGCGGTCGATCTGGAGGGTCTTCCGGACCCGGTGACGGACCCGAAGGCCTATGCAGCCGAAATCGTCAAGCGTGGCGATGCTGTGCTGTCGGCTAGGGCCGCCGAACAGAACTGGCAGGCCGAACAGCAGCGCACCATGCAGGAAAGGGTCGATGACATCTGGAAGCAGTTCGGTGAGGCCTACCCGGCTTACGCAGGTAAGACGGATTTGGTCGAGGCCGCAGCTACCAAGGCTGTCGCAGCGGCTCGTCGGCAGGGTGTGGACCCCAACAAGTATATGTTCGCGGCCACTCCACAGTTCTTTGCCGACACGGTGAAGACCCTCGAAGGCTGGGGGATCAAGGCCGAGGTCGAGGAGAAGGACGACGACACCCCGGCGCTCCGTACCTCGGGCATCCCGGGTGGGATCGAAAGCTCGGGCAAGCTGACCCAAGGCAAGGACCCGGACGAGGAGAAAATCCCGTCCCTCATGGACGAACTCCGGGGCTGGAAAGAGAAGACCGGTTTCTATTGAGAACAGAGAGGGCCCTACGGGGCCCTTTTTCTTGACCTATTGACAACTACCCCCTTCTGCGTTTAAACTCACGAAGTCGATGGGCGTTCTTTGCCCCACACAACAAACGGCCCCAGAGGGGGCACTCAAGGAGACCCTAAATGTCTTGGACTTACGACGCTCCGTCGAACACGTACAAGAACTTCGCTCTGTCCAGCAAAATCCGCCGTCAGGCGATTGCTGATACGCAGTTCATGAAGTTCCTTACGCCCGAACCCGGCTATGGCCGCAAGAAGGGCGAGAGTGTTACGATCACCCGCATTCTGCAACTCCCGCTGGCTACGAAGGTTGGTGAAACCGACCGTCTGCCCGCTGGCCGTCCGCCCATCGAGACCAAGCAGGTCAAGGTGGCCGAGTGGGGCTTCAAAATCCCGGTCACTGACCTCGAAAAGAACCTCACCTTCTATGACCCGATGAACCAGTTCCAGTCCTCGCTCCGCGACCAGATGGAATTGACCATGGATGTCATGGCTGCGACTGCCTTCAAGCTCACCCCCATCAAGTACGTGCCGCTCGCGGCTGGTGCTTCCATCACGACCAACGGTACGCCGTCTGGCACGTCCGACAAGAACCTCTCGGTTGCGGACCTCCGCGACATCCACGACTACCTCCACGACAACCTGAAGACGCCGTACTACAAGAACGGTACCTACGTGGGCATCCTGTCCACCAAGGCCGCTCGCGGCATCAAGAACGATCCGGAGTACAAGGACTGGATCGCCCCGACTTCCTCGACCCCGCTGATGAACGGCGAGTTGAAATCGATTGAGGGCTTCACCCTGATCGAGACCAACAACACCGCTGCTCTGGCCCGTCTGGCCGGTGCCTCGGTCACCACGGGTGAGGCTGTCTTCTTCGGCGCTGATGCGGCTGGTATGCTGGAAGTCCAGTCCCCGGAAATCCGCATGGGTATGCCGGAAGACCTCGGTCGTTTCTCGGAAGTGGGCTGGGTCGGTGTTCTCGATGCGTTCCTCGTCTGGGAAACCGCTTCGCTGGCCCGCGTCATCCACGTTACGAGCGCCTAATCGGCCCTAGAAGGAGATATCTCAATGTCTAACTACTTCACGAAAGACCAGTATCTCGACATCGGCGCACTGACCGATGGCGGTACACTCGTCTACAATCCTCCGGTGCCGATTGATGTCAAGCGGATTATCCTCCGCACGACCACGGCCTATACTGTCGCCAACGATACGGTGACAGTAAATGTCATGGACATCGACGGCTCCCCGACCGCAACGAAGGGCACGTTTGTCATCGCGTTCTCCGGCTCGACTATCGGTGATCTGGTACAGGTTGACCTGAAGCCAGCATCTATCGTCGCCGCCACGACCGCTGCGGACGGCTCCCTGTACTCCAAGCCCGGTCCCGGTTTCATCCGCGTCCTCCCGGGCCAGTCGCTCCAGATCGTGGACGGCGGTCAGCAGACCGCTGGTGCTTCGCAGGCTTATATCGAGTTTGAAAAGCAGGGCTTTGGTGAGAGTGATCCCACCAACGCTTACAAGTCCTCGACCTACGTCCCGGCTTAATAGGAGGGTCCAATGGCTTATGCTGGGTCCCTCTCTCGCCACTATAACCTCGCGGAGCTTGCTACTCCGCGAGACTTCCCCACGTCGCAGACTGTCGCTGTCCGTCAGGCTCAGGCTCGTATGAACCTTGGCCTTGCGGCTGGGGGCAACACTGCTACGGCACTCAACGCAACCGGCACCCTGACATCCGCAATGATGATCGGCGGTATCGTCACCTCCACCACGGCTGCGGCTGTTGTGGCTACGCTCGACACCGCTACCAACTTCGAGACGGCGCTGAAGGCCTACTTCGGTACGGCTGTCCTCGCTGTCGGTGCGGCCATCGAATTCACGGTGGTCAATACCGGTGCCAACACGTTCACCATCGCTACGGCGGCTGGCTGGACTGATGGCGGTGGTGGCTTCCAAGCCGTTGCCGCTGGCCTCGCGGCTCGCTTCCGGGCGGTTCGCACGGCTGCAAACGCCTACACCCTCTACAAGGTGGGTTAAGGAGCATCTTGGGGTAGCGCCTCAAGCCTAAACGTCAAGGAAGGCGTGACAATCGGGGAGAGACCTGAACAATTTCAAAGGAGAAAAGCAGATGGCAATTGATGTAGATCGCGGGGTTGTCTCCCGCGTACACCGCGAGACCGGCGTTCGGGTGTATATGTACTTCGACAAGCCGGGTTACTACTACGACGAACACGAACACAACGTGGCCGAGGACTTTGCCGAACAGGCTGGGTTCCCGGTTGAAGTGCATCGTAAGGAGCGGTTCCGCGCCGAAAAGATGGAAGAATTCAACGCCAAGATCAATCAGCAGCTTGCCGACGCGGAAGACGCCGAGGACAAGCCGGTGCTGCGCGAGAGGGGCGAGTACAAGGTTCTGGCGATGGCATACGGTACGGCTATCGTCGTGGATGCAGACGGCACGAAGATCACGCCTCTGCCGGTCGCCAAGGAACAGGCCTTCGGTCTGCTCGACGCTCTGGTGCCCCCGGAACACAAGGTCAAGGAAGTCAAGGCCCCAGTGGCCAAAGCCAAGGGAGCGGCTTAACTCCCCCAGCGCTTTCCGGGGATGCGCTCTACAAATACCCCGGGCCGATTAGAGAGGGCTAGAGATTGTCTCTGGCCCTTTTTGCTGTTACAATGGCGTTTAAACGCGGAGAACCAACGTGACCTATCAGGAAATCCAGACAGCCGCCCTTGAGGCACTTATCGATCCCGTCGCCATCGTGTCGAACGCGGTGCCGCGTCTGGTCAATCAGGCGATCCGCGAACTGGAGGGACGCTTCAAGTTCAAGGCCATGCAGGCCAACGCGAACTACACCACGCTGGTGAACACCAACACGCTGGTCGGCAACGCTGGCGCTCTACCCGCCGATTTCAAGGCCTTCCGGGGCAGACCCTACTACGTCGAGTTTCTCGGCTCCACCGGCCCGATGGACATCGTGCTGTCGAAGGAGCTAGTCCAGCGTAGGTGGGACACGAACGACTTCGCGGACCCGCACTCTATCGTCGTGGACGATGGCCTGTTTGTCTACCCGCAGGCAGACGGAGCCTCGGACTACCCGGACGGCGAGTACCGCATCACCATCCCCTACTGGAAGACGCTGGGAAACCTTGTCAACCCTACCGACACCAACTGGTTCACCGAGAATGCTGCGCAGTACCTCATCAACTGGACGGTCAAGGAGGGCTTCGCCATCGACTGGGATGAAGCCCGGATGAACGTCTGGGATGACCGGGCTGAAAAGCAGGCCCTCCGCGTGATCCTCGAAGGCAAGAAGCAATGGCTGTCTGCCGATGATACTCTCGTCCCCCACCAAGGTGCCCTTGAAGGGCCCGACAGCGTAAGGTAATTCGATGGCCACTCCTCCGTTTGTAATCTCCGAAACGCTGCCCGCTGACAGCGATCTGATTTCGATCTTCCCGTCGCAGGAGCACCCCTTCCGCGACACGGTGGAGAGTTGGCTAACGTTCCTTTCGGACCCGACGACCGGGTTTCTGAAGCCTACCGCGTTCCCGTTCCCGTTCGTGATCCAGAACACTACGGCAGGCACCTATCAGGAGTGGGAAAGTTCCGACGCGGGTGCTGGTGAGGGTCCGTCCCTTTCCATGTACCGCAACTCAGCCTCCCCTGCCGCCTCGGACCTCATGGGCGTTCTGCGGTGGTACGGCAAGGACACGGCGGGCAACAAGCAGGAATACGGCCATATTCGCGTTGATATCGCGGACCCGACTTCGACCTCCGAAGACGGCACTATGCAGTTTGTCATCTACGTGGCAGGTGCTGCTACGGGCCGCTTTACCCTCAACGCGGCAGGTGCGCAGATCACGGGCGTTCTCACCTATGCGGGAGCCATCGCAGGCCTGACGGGTACAGGCGCTCTGTCCAGCGGCTCGATTGCATCGGGCTTCGGCAGCATCAACATCGGCGCGAATACCCTGACCGCAGGTGCGGCTACGGTCGCCTCGGTGACGTCCACAGGAGCCATTAGTGGCACCACGGGTACGTTCTCGGGTGCGGTCTCGGGTACAACGGGCACGTTCTCCAGTACCCTGACTGGTGCGAACCACGTCAGCACGACCAATATCTTTGCCAACTCCGCTGCGGCCACCATGAACCTCCGGCCTTCCGGCCCCGCCTCGACCACGGGCCAGATGACCATCACGGCGGCTGGCAACGTCACAGCGGCTGGCGACATCACCGCGTCTTCGGATCGCAGGCTGAAGAAATCGATCAGCCCCCTCGGCCTCGATTGGGCCAAGGAAATGGTCCGCGAGGTCCAGCCGATGACGTTCCTTCGGAAGAAAAACGACCAGCGCGGCATCGGGTTCATCGCACAGGACGTGCAGGCCTACGCCCCGGAGCTTATCCAGACGGCGGCTAACGGAATGCTCTCCCTTGCCTACCCCAACATGGTCGCGATCCTTTGGAAGGTGGTCCAAGACCTTCAGGAGAAGGTTGCTGCACTGGAGGCGAAGTAATGGCTCTCCCGGCTTCCTTCCCTATATCGGCCAGTCAAATCAACGTCGAGCTTGGCAGGGCTCCGACTGCGGCCTTTGACATCCAAGGGACCGCAGAGCGCGATCTTGCGGAGGTCCCGTCTGGGGCTATCAGCATGTCGGACTTCCTTGGCAAGGAAGCCTTCAGCGTAGCTATTTTGAGCCCAGTGGCTGGGGGTGGTGGAACTACCATCAACCCAGTGTTGGACTTCGGCGCTGCGAATACCAATCGCCGTATGTTTGCGTTTGTGCACTGGTATAATAACGTAGATGCAGTAAGGCCCATCGTTTCGGCAACCATTGGCGGTGTAGCAGCCGCAATTCATGGCCAAGACGGTAACCATAACAGTTCGGCTAATATTGGATACGGGGTGGCAATTATTAGTGCTCTTGTTCCTACCGGAACATCCGGTACGGCTAGTGTTACTTTTGCTGGTGCCATAGGTTCTTCTGTGTTGTACCCTGTTAGAGCCGTCAGTCTCGTTGGCACTATTGTCGATGTACAGACCGATCACGTTACAGGCAGTGGTGGAATCATTGGAGTTAACGTAAACGTTCCGGCTCTTGGAGTATTGATGGTTGCGGCCTCTGGGCAGAACGCCCTTGGAGCAAGTACGACGAATATATCAAACCCGTCCCCTGCGGATTATACTCTTAGCAATAAAGCAGGAAAGCTCCTGACAGGGCAACCGGCGAATGCATCTAGGGCTACATCGGCAACGACTACAGGCAGTGACCCCAACGTTAGTATTGTCTCTCTAACATGGACGGGCAAGTAAATGGCTAAATCCACCGCAGTTGTTCAGCCGAACTACGGCCTCTACTACGACCGGCCCGAAATCAACATCGGGCCGAAGTCGCTTGCGGACGGTTTGAACTTCAGGATCAAGAACGGCGTGATCAATGCCAACAACCTCGGCTGGCAGCGGTTCTCGACACTGTGGCAGCTTGACGGCCCTGTTATGCTGATACTGGGCTTCATCCCGCGCAACGACATCGAGCACTTGGTGTTCGTAACGCTGAAGTCGATCTATGCTTACGACAGCGCTACCGACGACGCACTGAAGCTCAACAACACCTACGCTACGGGCACGGTCGCGGTCGCGGGTACTGCGGTCACTGGCACGGGCACCCTCTGGTTGGCCAACGTCAAGGCTGGCGACACCATTACGTTTGGCACCGCTGTGGGCCGGTCGGCCAAGCTGACGTGGTATACGGTCCAGACCGTCATCGACAACACCCATATCACCCTCGCCACCTCGGCGGGTACTATCGGTGCGGGTGCCTCCTACACCGTCTCCAAGACCTATCAGGGTGACAAGCGAGACCAGTGGGACTGGGACATTTTCACCCAAGATGGCGATACTGGCGATGACCTCCTGTTCCTGACCAACGGTGTGGACCCGGTGGTAACGTGGAACGGTGTCGCGACTACGGTCACCAATCACCCGGAGCTTGGCTTCACCTGTCAGGCTCTGACGGCGTTCTCCAACATGATGATCTATGGAAAGCTGGTGTATGGGGTGGACAACCTCCCGACCAGCATCATCAACTCGGACGTGGGTCTGCCGCTCCACGCGGGCGATACCGGCACCGGCATTTCGGAACAGTTCATCGTCCACGACGGCTCGGACAAGATCGTGCTCATGCTGCCGCTGGCGGACAATCTGGCCATCTACTCCGACCGCACGATCACCATGGTGCAGTTCATCGGTGACCCCCTGATCTTCGCCTTCCGGCAGGCCGCTCACGGCTACGGCATCGTGGGCAGAGGAGCCGCTGCGGACTTCGGTGACCATCACGAATTCGTCAACGTGGACGCCCAGTATGGGTTCGACGGCGTGGGCCTCCACGAGAGCAATTCCCACGTCTTCCGCGAGGCTATCCGTAGGGGCGATCCGGATCGCAGGGCCTTCACCTTCAGCCACTTCGATGAGCAGAACGGCGATCTGATCTGGTCCATTCCGGGCACCACTGACCCGGCCACGACCCAGACTAACGCCAACCGTCAGGGTGCCTTCGCCTTCGTGGAGCACTATCTGGAGGACGTGCCGGATGGGATCGAGACCCCCTTCAGCTACCGCCAGTTTCCGTTCGTCTCCACGGGTTACTATCTGCGCAAGACAGGTATCACATGGTCCCAGATCACCCAGCAATGGCAGGAGTACAACTACGGCTGGAACGACCAGTTCTTCCAAGCGGCGTTCCCTCAGAACCTCGCAGGGGACGATGACGGCCTCATCTATATCCTCTCGGAGACCCAGACCGGTAACGGGGTCGCTCTTCCCAGCTTCGTCCGGTTCGGCAGGTTCCCTCTTGGGTCCGGTCGGGAGAGAGGGATGCTGCGCCGCGTCTACCCGTTTGCAGAGACGACCCCAACCCAGCTACAGGTCAAGATATGGATGTCCGACCATGCCTCTGGCCAGATGACCCTTGCCGGGACCTATACCTACGATGGCACCCAGCCCGAAGGTGGGCATTTTGTCTCGGTCTTCCATCGGGGCCGCTATACGTCTATACAGTACGGGAGCCCCGAAGGTCTCGCATGGGTCCTTGACGGCCACGACTACGATGGCACCGCAGGAGGTAGACGATGAAGCCCCAATTGCACCACACCCCGCTCTACAAGGAAATGCCGGAGGAGCAAAAGAAGGCTTTGAAGGCGTTCAACGACAAGCAGGAATGGACCATCCAGTGCTGGAACTGTCGCAAGAGCGTCACCCGGATGCTGGACCAACTGCACGGGCCCTGCCCTCACTGCGGTAAAGAACTGTCCAAGAGGGGCTAACTCCCATGGCAATGAAGACCCCAGAAAAGCAGATACTGCCGATTGCGCCGTCCTACCCGGACCTCAACGCGCTGACCCGGTGGGCTGGGGACTTGACCCGTACCCTCGCGCAGAACCTCTCGACCATCGCCCGGAAGGCTAACGACGAGAACGCCTTCACCCCAATCGCGGACCTCGATATGCAGGGGTTTTCGATCACGAACCTCCTGAATATTGGGATGACCGGGACGATCACCTTTTCGGGGACAGGGCAAGCTCTTATCATTGGTTCGCCAACCGGCGCATTTAGCATGACCAACCCAGCCGTAGTGCTGGGTAAGCGTACATCCGGGTTCTCGGAAACAATAGCCGCAGCCGCTGGGGCAGGAACCTACCGTGGGTCCATCGGCTATGGCACAACCGATGCGTGGATACTTCGGGTTGCCGATATCGTTACGGACGATTTCACCTTCACCAACGACAAACTGACCATTCGCGGTGGCCAGTTGAACTTGCCCCACGGTGCGGCTCCGGGTGCCCCAGCCAATGGCGACCTCTGGTCCACCACTGCGGCGTTCTTCGCTCGCATCAACGGTAACACCCGCACCCTTGCTGTGCTTGAGGCCCAGCAGACTTGGACGGATGAGCAGTTCTTCAAAGATATCCAAGTTGGGGCCACGTTCAACGAGAACGCCAGCATAGAACTGGGCTATACAGGTGGCACTAACAGGGCCGCTTTTATCGATTTCCACTCCAGCGCGACTGCCGTAGACTACGATTATCGCATGATTGTGTCCTCGAATACCGGTACAGTAGGTACAGGTTCGATGACAATGCAGGGTACGGGCGGCCTTACTATCGATGGTCCAGTGACGATTTCAGCGGCTACCGCAGGCCAGATTGTCTTTCCGGCCACCCAGAACGCTTCGGCGGGTGCCAATACGCTGGACGACTATGAAGAGGGGACCTTTACCCCCCGCATTGACGGGACGACTACCGCTGGGGCCGGAACCTACACCACGCAGTTGGGCACCTATACCAAGATTGGCCGTACAGTCCATGCCACCGGTTGGCTAGTCTGGACGGCCCACACCGGGACCGGGAATATGGTGGTGGAAGGCCTCCCGTTTACCTCGGGTGGTGGTGGTATGATCTTCCCTGTGGCGTTTTATATCTCCAGTTTGACGTTTGCAGCTACTTACCTCGAAGGATTTCTTGGTGGCGCAAACACCAAAATAACCCTCCGCACCGTGGCGACAGGTGCCGCAGCCGCCGATCTGGCTATGGATACTGCCGCAACTCTGGTGTTCAACGTGACGTATGTGGTTTAAAGGAGCCTGATATGGCAATCACCGACACAACCGAAATTCAGGCCGTTTGCATAAAAGTGGACGGCGTACTTGAAGTGCGCGTAGACCGCGTTATATCAGATGGTCCGGAAGAACTTGGACGCAAACCTCGGCGCACGGTGTACACGCCCGACATGGACCCAGCTACGCTGCCAGCGGGCAAAATCCGCCAGTTGGCCAACTTCGTCTGGACCCCTGCCGTGGTAGCTGCCTACATCGCCGCCCACCCCGCAGGAGCTTGATATGGCAGTATGGCCTTCGATACCCTTCTGGCGTGGCTACTGGAACATGGGCCGTCCTCGGCTCCCGTTGCCACCCTATGTTGTTATGACCGACAGGAGTACAGGCGTTGATTACTACCTTTCGCAGGAAGGTGACCCGGGCTCTATGGCAGTTAGCCTTGAGCATTGGGACGGTTCTATCAGACAGCCTTTTCATGACTATGGTCCTGATGGAGGTCCCTATCTTAGTGATGGCCGGGTTAAGCTTTACATTGATGAGCAAACCCTACTGGCTACGAGTGCCGATGGGAGTATTAGCGATCCTCGTGTTTTTACCCGTGACGCTGCTTTTGGTCGTCATCTGCTGGAGCTTACTGCTCCTGCTGATTGGAACCCGGGTGATCCGCTGATCTATACGGAGACGGACGTATGAAATCGAAACTCGCCCCCAGCAAGAACGTCGAGGTTCGGCCCCGGACCAGCGCCTACGACGCCCCTCATGCCAACCCGAGGACCAATCCATTCCTTGAGGCCTTCCGCATGGAAGACGCCATGAACGCCAAGTTCGACGGGATGCAGACCCTCAAGAAGGCCGTGAAGTCCAAGAACGCCTTTTCCGACATGATCAAAAGCATGGATAAGACCCCGGTCAAGAAGGTCAAAGGGGCCAATATCCCAATCCCGACGCCGCGTCCGGACCCCTCCAAACCCTACAAGAAACCAACCGTGTTCAACTACAGCAACAACAAAGGCTAGATGCAAATGGCTGAAGTCATTCAACTCAAGAACCCCCGGGCCTTGCTGGCCCCTGAAGTGGAAAAAATCCTCCGGGCCGCTACCGCCTCGGACGCCTTCGTGGCCCCTGTCGGGTTCGACAGCGTGGCCGGTGACCTGTTCGAAATGGTCACAAACGAAAACAGCTTCATCCTGATCGGCTTCGAGGCCGGAGAAGCCAAAGCCGTCACATGGGGTTTCTTCCCGGGAAGCCGTATGTTCCCTTTCCCAACCATCACCATGTTCTACTCGATAGGCTCCAAGACCTTGCTTGGGGCGATGAGGGAGAAGCTGCTTGATGTTCTGCTAGAGAGAGGGTATACTAAAGCTTGGGCCGTGAACATCACGGGCAAATCGAATGCGGCATGGCAGAAGGTTTTCACCGTGCCGGGTAAGACAAAGATCGAAGTTCTAGGGAGTGTCATGCAACTCTCCCTCATCTAGGAGAGTTCCCTAATGGGCGTCAGTGGCGGCTCTAGCAGTTCAACCCCCAAGGATATGACCCCGCAGGCCTTCAAGGGCTTGCAGGGTCCTTATGCGGCTGTCATCGGGCAGTTGCTGGGGTACAACATCACCAACCCCAATGGCACCTCGACCAACCCGGTCAGCTTCACCTATCCGGGTGGTCAGTTTACAGGGCAGGGTGGTACGGGAGCCCAGACGCAGGCTGGCCAGACCGCTCGCCCGGGGATGAACAACACCGGCAACACCGGCATGACCTTCCGCGTCCCCGGTGGTGGCTCGACAGGTGGCACCTATATGCCCGCAGGCAATGGTGGTGGTAGCGGTGGTGGTGCAGGCGGCTCTGGCGTTCCGGGTACTCCCGGCTACACGGTCACCAATCCGAACCTCGGTACGGGCAACCCCAACGATATCCTGAATGGCATTCCGGGCTATCAAGGCCCGCTGACGGCGCAACTTGGGGCTAACGAACAGAGCATCCTCGACATGCTCATGGCGAATTCGGGGCAGGGTTCGGGCTCCGGCACCTCGGGTGGCATCGACGCTGCTACGGGCCAGTTCCTCCAGAACCAAGTCAACGGCAACTACCTCCCGGGGAACTACTCCCCGCAGGATTTGGCCCAGTTCGCACAGGGCGTACAGGGTGCCTATGCAACCCCCGGGTATGACCCGAACAGCGAGAACCCCTTCTTGGCTGCGGCTATCCAAGCAGCCCAGCGTCCGACCCTGCAAGGGCTCACCGAGACGTTGACCCGTGACCTGCCGGGGCGCTTCACTCAGGCAGGCCAGTTCACCCAGCCGCAGGGCTCCAGCGCATTCGACCGGGCAGCGGCTATCGCCACCCGTGGCGCTTCGGATGCCATGGGCGACATCGCTACCAAGCTGTCCTACCAGACAACCTCGGACCAGTTGAACCGGGCCTTCCAAGCGAACCAGTCGGCTCGCGCTGCGGAGGACACCAGCAATCAGGCCCAGTTGGCTCGGCAGAACCAGAACAGCCAGAACGCGCAGGACCGTCAGATACAGGCCGCAGGCTTGGCCCCACAGGTCAGCAAGCAGCAGGTGGACAACATGGTCTCGAACCTTCAGGCGCAGGCTCTGCCGCGTTTGATCCAAGAGTACGGCATCGAGCGCGGTATGGACGAGTTCAACAACCGGATGAATTCCCTCCTGTCGGTGCTCGGCATCGCGGGTGGTGTCACCCAGCCGACCGTCTCGCAGTCCAGCAAAAGCTCGCAAGCTGGCGTCAGCCTGAAGTAAGGAACCACAATGGCCAGTCTCCTCGACATCCTTGGACAGAGCAAGAACAACTCCCTAGCCCCGGCTGGGGGTTCCTATTCGCAGCCCGGACCCGGTGCGCTCTCTGGCGCTCCCGTTGCGGCTCCTCGCGCGGCTGGTGGTCGCAACCCGTTCTCCAGCGTCTTCGCCTCCGATGCTCCGGGCCTAGCCGGGTTCCTCGGCAAGCTGTCCGGTGCCCCGACTGGTGACGAAATGGTCATGCAGCGGCTGGGTGGCCAGCAAGCGCAGGGCCTCGCTGGTTTGCAACGGCGCATCGACAGCGGCATGGCTCCGCAGGCCGCAGTGACGGACTTCATTTCCAGCCCAGAGGGGCAGGAGTTCTTCGGGTCCTCGCAGGACCCTATCGGCGCAATCAAGGGCTATCTCCAGCTTTCGCAGAAGCCCGCTGACAAGTTCACCATGGCCTCTCCGGGCCAGACTGTGTTCAATGAGAGCACGGGTGAGCTTGGCCAGACGCTGCCGACTACCAAGTCCCTTGAGCTTTCGGATATGGCCGCTGCCGCAGATTACACCCCGGCCCAGACCCGCGACGTGGCCCGTGCGCTGTTGGCGAAAGAGGCTGCACCGGATAGCTCGGAGGCCGAACGCGGCACCCAGCGGATGCTCGACCTGAAGCTCATTTCCCCGGAAATGAAGGCCAAGATCGACAGTGGCACTATCAGCATCAAGGCCTCCCCGCCTGATCCGCTGACGGGCCAGCCGACCGGCTACATCATGATCGACACCTCTAAGTTCCTCCAGTCGATGGACCCGAAGGATATCGTAACGGTGGTCCTTGGGGCCAACAACGGCGGTGCCATGGGTGATGGCGGTGAGGATATCAGTCAGCTTGATCTGCCCCCGGTCCCCGGGGATATCATCTTCGGTGCTGGTCTTGGCGGTACGGCTGGTGCTGCGGCTGGCGGTGTTGGCGGTATGATTTCGTCCAAGCTCTCGGCTCCGGAACTGAATAGGTCCCGCTCGGCCCTGAAGAACATCTTCGCCACGGCATCGGGTATCATGGGCAGCAACAACCGGCTGGCCGCAGGCATGAAGTTCTTCACCGACAGCGTGGACAAGACCGGGCTGACCTCCAACCCCGGCGAACAGGCACAGGCGCTCATGCAGCTTCGCAGCTACGTGGACCAAGAAATGGCCGTCAATGGGGCAACCCTGCACGATCCCACCTCGGGCAAAGAGGTCAAGAATGAGGCCCAGAAAAACCTCCTCGACCTCCGTAGGTTGGCTGCGATCATGCCGACCATGGAAGACCTTCAGGTCTCGTATGATGCCTATGAGAAGGAGGGTAAGGGAACCCTGCCTGATCTGATCCAACAGGGTGCCAAAAAGGTTGGCGACGCTGTTGAAGGTATTAGCAAGACCATCGACGCAGCTAAGGGCGCAGCCAGCGCCACAGAGAAGGCCGTGGAAGGGCAAGGCGCATCTGAGGGTGGAAATGTACCTAAAGCCTTCAAAACCGAACAGGAAGCCGCCGCTGCTGCGCAGGCGGGCACTCTGAAGGCAGGTGATAGGGTCACAATCGGTGGCGTACCCGGAACGTGGGCGGATTAAGTCATGGGTAGGTTCATTCCCGACCAACGCACAAAGGATGATCTTGTTGCGGCTCCCAGCATCGGACATTTTGTTCCGGATGGCGAGAGCTATACCCCGACGCCTCAAGAGAAGGCGCAGGGGGAAGCAGCGCGGGCCTTCGAGCAGATGAACCAGAGCGTAGGTTCACAGGACAACCCGGTTTATCAGGACCAGCGCCGTGGCGGAATGGGTGGGCTTATCCAGCTTCCGTTGGACGAGCAGCTTAATCCGGTGAAGGGCTCCTACGTCAGGGTCCCGGGCCAGAGCCCGACCGATGCAATGAATGAAAGCGTCTTCGTCCCGCAGCACGTCCCGGGCTATGACCCCAAGGACCTCGGCCTCATCAACCCGCTGACCGGGGAGAAGAAGAAGCTGCCCGACTGGGCCCAGCCCTATGCCGCGAAGATCAATGACTTCGCCATCGGTGTCGCGGATACCCTGTCATCCACCCTGTCCCTCCCTATAGACGGGGCCATCAACATGGTCAAGGAGGTCACCGGCAACGACGCTGGTGTGCTGGCCAATCCGTCCGGGGCCAAGAACGCAATCAAGGCGTGGATGTCGGCTCACAACATGCCGAACACTACCGCCGAGGCCTTTGACGCTTGGTGGAAAGACATGGGCGATAGCGCGGCTACGCAAGGTCTCCTGACCGTGGCGATGCTCGCTGGCGCTGGTCCGCTTGCCGCCGCAGGCCGCACCGTCGAGGGTTCCAACGCTGCCCTTGGCAGTACCATGATCCGCGATGTCGGCTCGGCTATGCAGAAGGTTGGCCAGACCGCGCAGAAGTTCCCGGGTCAGGTGATCGCGGGTGACATCGGTGCGAACATCGGAATGAACACGCTGCCGCAAATGTCTGACTTCCTCCAGAGACAGGGAGTGGACGGCATCATCGCAGACCCGGCTACCCTTTCCCTTATCGGCTCCCTCGTCGGTGCCATGACCCTCACTGGTCTCGCTGGTGCGGGCCGTGTGCGTCCGGGTGCCTCTGGTGGACAGTACGGTGGTCTGCCCCGCTTCGGTGGTAAGGCTGCCCGCTCTGCCGAGTTGAGCAAGATACCTGCCGAACCTGTGATCCCGCTGACAGAGCGCACCTTCAACCCGGCTGAGATTTCCCGGGCTGTCTCTGGTTACCAAGACGCGGTGACCGGCTGGATTGAGAACCGCATGGCCCGCATTACCGCAGGGGCTAAGGACCCGGCACAGGCTGGCGACCGCATGGTGCAGATGATGGACCAAGCGTGGAAGAAAGCCCGTGGCATTTCGAATAAGCTCTGGGGTGAGGTGGACCAGAAGGGCACCTTCAATCCCGGCAGCATCCGCACGGCGGTGGCTGGCGTCCTGAATTCGGTCGAGGGCTCCTCGGCCATGCAGCGGTTCCTCCCGATGCGGGAGATACGGGAAATCCTCCAGAGCGAGCCGTGGAAAAACGACATCACCATCCAGCGCGCTCGCCAGATGCAGGGGGTTCTCGGCTCCAAGATCGCAGAGGCCCGCAAGATACCCGGGACGCAGCAGATCGTGGGCAACATGGTGGAAATGAGCAACGCCATTGGCGATGCACTCGAAGCCGCATTCCCGAACAACAACAAGCTCAAGCAGGCCAAAGAGTTTAGCCGGTGGATGCACACCAAGTTCGACATGGGCCCGACCGGCCAGTTCGGGCAAGTCCGCGCTGACGACGCCGCACTGCAAGACAGCCGACAGGCCATGACCAACGCCATGCGGGCCGACAGGTTCGGTAAGGGCTTGGCGGACATTGGCCAGACGCTTGGCAACACCCCGGCAGTCGAGGGCCGGACAGGCGATTACCTTCGGTCCACAGTCAACGATATCTTCGAGCAGGCCAAGGACCCGCTCCAGTCCCCGGAAATCCAGACCG